TTAGACACAGACTCCTCAGTTGGGTCAATGTCCTGTGGGATAAATGAAGCGATCTTCTGATTTACCCCGCGACGTTCGAGGGCATCCTTGATTGATCTTTCACGTTGAGCCTTGTTAAGTCCATCGAACTGAGAACGAAGTTCTGCTAGTTCTTTATCCTTTTGCTTGGCTGCTTTGCGTAGTTGTTTTACAAGGTCATTGCTTGACGAATCCATATCGAAATCGTCATCATCCTCGTAGTCGTAATTGGACATAGTCCTTCTCCCTATCATTGGTTTGATTGCGTAGGCCTCACGTTAGATTGGGGGATCTATCGTGGCTCCTACTACTGGTCTTGTTATCACTCCACTAGGCCAGTCGTTCTAGTGGCAGGCTTTATTTAGAAGTTACCTGCACGCTCACGTGCAAGTGCTCCTTGTGTCAGACCGGATCTACCAGAGAATTGTGCTTGCTCTAGTCCGGTTAGTTTCTTTCGCTTGGCTGCAGCTTCTGCTGCACCAGGTACGTTAAAGATTTCTTGTTCTGCAGTTTGCTGTGTGTAAGGGCTTTCAACTTGCGTTGAATAGATATCGCTCAGCTTGGTTGCAGTAGGCAGAATATCTGCTGCTGTTCGGTAACCTTGCTGTGCTTGTGCCTTCGTTACACCGTAACGTGCTAGGTATTCAGCATCTGTTACGTTAGTTGCAAGTCCCATCTGAACTGCTGATGAGCCAATCTCTGCTGCAGTAATGCGACGCTTGATCTGCTCTAGTCCCTTGGTTGGGTCTAGTGCATAAGCAAGTAGATCGCCGTTAGTAATGTCTGGGTAGAATGTCTTGAGTGCAATGCTGACTTCAGGGTTTGCATAAATCAAACGCTGTTGTGCTGTAGCAACGCGGTCTTCTAGTTCGACTGCAGATACATCGTTAGCAATAAAGTTAGTGAAACCTTCTTGTGTGGTTATGCCAGTTCTTGGGTCAACTGACTGCTTCCAATAAGAATCAGGAAGACCAGCATTACGAAGAATCTCTTGATACTGGTCCTCAAGACCAATGTACTCAGCCTCAGAAACTGCCTTAAGTCCTTTAGCAATGCGCTGAGCATTTCCCTTAAAGCGTTCCTTGTAGGGTTCTGATTCACGTAATTTAATAGAAAACTCTGCAGGTGAAGCACCGCTTTGGATTAGTCCCTGTAGTGGCTGTACTAATGCGCCAAGGCCATACTTAGAAAACTCTGCATATAGCAAGTCATAGGCTGACTGGCGGTTAGCTGCATTTTCTGCAGAGGTTGCTGCAGTTGCTGCTTTGTTATCGTTAAGCATCTTTTGATAAGCAACGTAGGCTGCTTGATCTGTAAATACAGTTCCATCACTTGCTTTGTAAGTCAATGCACTTGGTGTAGTCAATGTGCTGGTTACGCTAAGAGTTGCTGTACCAGTAGCCGTAGTGCCTGTTGGAGTCGTACCTGTAGGCGTTGTGCCTGTCGGTGTAGTTCCGGTTGGCGTAGTTCCTGTTGGTGTTGTACCAGTAGGGGTCGTACCCGTTGGTGTTGTGCCAGTAGGCTTTGTACCTGTAGGAGTAGTACCTGTAGGTGTAGTGCCAGTTGGACCTGTACCAGTTGGGCCTGTGCCAGTTGGACCTGCAGGTGTAGTACCCATACCAATAGCTGCTTTTTCTTCAGCAGTTAATGTTCCACCGCGACCTAGTTTTGCAACAATTGCTTGTAGTTCTGCAGCCGTATATGTCTTTGGAGCCGGTGTACCTGTTGGTGCTGCAGCTGTTGTTGCTGATATTCCAAGAACTTTCTTTTCAGCGTCACTTAATGCTTGACCGCTTTGTAATTTTCTAAGAGCAGCCGCAGCATCTACATTAGGTTCTGTGGCAGTTGTAGCTGGTGTTGCTGCTGGAGCTACACCCTTGTTTACAAAGGCTTGCTCATCTGCTGTCAGTTTCCCACCACTAGCAAGTTTAGCTGCGATGCGCTGCATATCTTCTGCAGACTTATAGTCATCTGGGTTAAAGCCAACGCTTGTTCCAGTTGTTCTAGTTACATTTGCAGGGATAACGCCTGGAGTAAATTCAGTTACCTTAATTGGTGGACCATCATAAGTTAATGGAACAACAACCATATTCTCACCAACGCCACCTGCGCCTGTGCGAACAAACTTTACTTCTGCACCTGCTGCTTGTTGTTCTGCAGAAAGGATTGGCTTTGCAGTCATTTCCTTATAGGCAGCAGTAATGCGTGCGTTAGCCTCTGATGCTGTTTCACCTGGTAGGCGGTTAGCGCGGTCTGTTGATTTGGCACCAGATGCTACTTGAGCACGTGTTGCCTCATCAATTTCAGCTTGAGTTAATCCTTTAACTGGCATCTATTTACCCCATAAACCCAAAGTCTTGAAGGACCTTGAGCGCTCCGCTAGATACTTCATCTCTAGCACTCTGTGTGTACTGCCAACGATTATCTTGACGCAACGCACGCTTGAAATCAAACAAGTTCATATCGCCCTTATCTGTAATAGCAGAACGTAGTGTTGGATCGTTAAGAGTAATTTGGTCTGGGTTAATCTCAAGTTCTGCAGCCATTTGATTCTTGTATGGAGCATATACGTTCTCAAGGTCATAGCCTTGATTGAGTAGGTTGCGTACATACTGTGGCTGTCCTTGAGATGCAAGAACACGTGCGTCTTGTGCTACACGGTTGATGTCAATAGTTCCTGCTGCAAGTCCTTGTAAGACTGCCTGCTCAAGATCTCCACCTGTGGTGGCTGTTGAGACACCAGGCAAGATATCTTTAAGTGAAAACCCATTAGCTTTAGCAATTGACTGAAGAGTCTGGAAGTTTCTAAGTGCTTCACCGCTGTAAGCGGTAACGTTTTGAGCACCTGTACCAGTACCTGCAATGCTAGATACCTTGCCAATAAATGGCACGATAAGAGCATTGATTGCTAGTGGGTCATCATCTAGGAAACCATCGTAGATCTTAGAAGCAACAGATTGTGCCTGCTCATCTGTAAGAGTTACTCCGGCAATCTCTCTTGCCTTTGCCTTAACAGCACGCATCTGCTTATCAAGATACAAGCCGTAATCTGTCTTGCTTACATCTTCACCAGCTGCTTTAAGTTCGTTGTACTTAGCACGATCAATGATACGTGTACGTAGGTTTGATGAGTTCTTTTGCCACCAAGTTGTGCCACGTGCTGCAGCAAGAAACTTCTCGTTATCCCACTCTTCGTCAACTGCCTTGACAAGAATGTCGCCAAGACCAGGTACGGTGTTGAAAATGTAATCAGGTAGGTCATACCAGAACTCTGTCTTCTCAAGAAGTGTCTTGAGGTTAGATGGCGTAGTACCAGTAGGTCCAGTAGGACCTGTTGGCTTAGTACCTGTTGGGCCAGTTGGTTTAGTTCCAGTTGTTGGACCAGTTGGTTTAGTGCCAAGAGTTGGGCCTGTTGGCTTGGTGCCTGTAGGACCGGTTGGTTTGGTACCAGCAGCAGGACCAGTAGGACCTGTAGGGCTAGTAGGCCCTGTTGTTATTGGCGGAGGAGTAACCTTAATCTCAGGAAAATACTTTTCAACTTCTCCTGCAATTGTCTTTAAGCGGGTTGTTGCACCGTTTCTTTGCTGCTTAAATGTGGTTGTGCTTTCTCCACGTGACTCAGCCTTCTTAATTGAGGCATCAAGTTCCTTGAGTTTCTTATTGATGTCAATGTATTCTTCGGCAGTCTTTGCTAGCTTAGAAAGATTGGTATACTCTGAGTTAATCTTTAGGCGTTCAGCATCGAGTTTTTTAATCTTTGTATTGATGATCTTTGCTTCAGCGTCTGTAACGAAAGGCTTGCGTAGCGATGCCTTAAGTTCACGGATCTCATCAACCTTGGCAGAGTATTGACCAGAGATTCTTTGTAGTTTAGTTCTAACTGCATTAGCCATTAGCGACCACCCAACGCATTCATAAATGTCTCATAGAAACCAAGAACCTTGTTGGCCTTGCCTTCATCTGTACCTGAAATCTGATCTACCAAGAACTGCTTTTCATCAAGACCAGGTGTTGTCAACTGTGTCTGGCTTGAGCCAGATGTTGAATACTTAGTGGTAGTTGCAGCCTTCTTCTCAACGCCCTTAAGAGCTGCTGTGTACTTCTTGATTTCAGCAGCAGTAGCCTTACGGCCTAGAGTGTCTCGGATAATAGAATCAATTAACTGACGTGCGCTATCTGGTGTGTAGGCAGTAATGCTAGTTACTACGCTTGGACCGCCAGTACCTGCGCCATCGCCGAACTCAATCTTCTGCTTTAAGAATTCGTCACGTCCAACAGGAGTAATCGCACTTAGTTCTAGGCGATCCTGCTCTGCCTTGGTAAGTGCCTTCTGTAAACCAAGTGAGTACTTGCTAGTAACTTTGCCCTTGTAATAACCGGCAGACTTGAGCAACTTAGAATATCCGCTGATAAGCGCAGGGCTCTTAGAGATTGTCTTAAGGAAATCTGTGAAGTCAGATGTAGTTCCAGATGTTGTTGAACCAGTTTGTGGAGTAGCTACTGGAAGCGGTGTCGCACCTGCTCGAGCTTGATCTGGTGTCCGTGCTACCAATTTAGTCTCCTAACAATCTACCAAAGAGCACGTTGTATGCACTCATTGTGTTCTCGTTGAATTGTGAAAGTTCACGCATTTTGATAATAGTCTCATCCTTGTTCATAGAAACTAGGAAGCTGCTACCACTAAATTGCTCTAAGTCATCCTTAGTTGCCTTGTAAGAGTTATACAAGTCCATCATCTGACGCAACTTGTTGGCTGTCTCAGGTGCTGCCTTGTATGCTGACTTCTCGTTAAGCATCTTCTGAAGGTCGTTAAGTGCCTTCATACGCTCAATAGCCTTCTTGCCACCCTGTGCTAGTTCTTCTTGAACTAATGGGCGACCAGCCTTGAATACTGTTGACCAGTCCTGGAACTCCTTGCGAAGTTGTGAACGCTCAAAGTCTGTAGCTACAGATTCGAGGTTTGCCTCGTATGCGTTCTTCTTCTCGTAGTAAGTCTGCATATCTGCTGCAGTCTGTACCTCACGCATAAAGTCAGCAACAGTCTTGTTCTTACGAAGACCCATATCTGTCATAGTCTTGTAAGCATCCCAAGAGTATCCAGCCTTGTGAGGAATTAGGAACGCTGCACCTTGTGGGTAATCCTTGAATAGTGTCTCGTTCTTGTCAACAAAGTCGCCTGATTCCTGTGCATAACGGAAGTATGCAACAGTAGAACGGTCTGATTCAGAGACAGTAAACGGCATCTGATCTGGATAACGCTTGACCCATTCGGTCATCGCTGTATCGTAATCACCGTACTTGTCTAGTAATCCATACCAAGTCTGCTTGAATGATGCTTCACCATTGTCGCGTACCCAGTCAGCCATCTCAGACTTAAGTTGTACCTGCGCTGTAGCAGGTGCAGTAAAGCCGTAAACAACACGCATACCTAGGATACCTAGTGTGGTGTTCTTCAAACGAACGCGGTAATCCTCTAGTTCAGCTGCGCTGAATGGGATAGGCGTATTGTTTTCATCGTACTTCTGTACGAGTCCGTGTCCACCTGCCTCAAGATAAGTCATAGCCTTACGCATAGCTGATGCGTACTGACCATCACGCTCATCTTGGTTCATTGCTGAGTAGATACGGTTAACGTGTGCTGGCAAGAATGATGAAACCATTGGTTGGTCCTGTGCATACTTACCTAAAAGTGTAGTTGTGATTGTATCTGCCGCACCTGGGCTGAAGATACCTACAAGATTTGTAGCAACCTTGATTGAGAAGCCAGATAATGGACCAGCAAGAGTAGGAACTGCTGACTCTGGGTTCAAAGATGGGGTAATCATCTTGAGTTTTGCACCGAATTCCACAGGGAACGGTGTCTTAAACTCTGCAGGTACACCTAATGCTTGCATTGCAGCCTGAACTGCCTTGTAAACGTACTGTGTACCAGGGTAGATGAAGTATGGCTCACCTTGATCGTCGTATTGTACCCAACCTGAGTGGGTTACACCCTCATAAGTAAGGCTTGCCTTAACAATAGCCTCTGGGTTGTAGCGTACAACGCGGTACATACGGCGATAGAAATCTTCAGTAGCACGATAGAAGCGTGCAAAGTTACGCACTGAGAAAGCCAACTGGCTTTGCACTGCAGGGTTATCAACATATGCCAAGATTTGTAGTCTTGCACGGTCTTCAACAATCTCTGCTAGCTTTGTGCGAGCATTAAATTCTGCTTTTGCAAGTGCTGCTTCATCTGTAATGCCGCGCTTGTAAGATGCAATAAATGCTTTTTCAAATCCAGTCTTCTCAAACTCTTTACGGAGCTTAATCATCTCTGCAAGAACCATAGGTTCACGTGAGAAACGAGCGTTAGCGTTACCTAACCAGTCCCAACCCCACTCCATAATAGATGTGGTGTAGTTACCAGTATCTGAGATAGGTACCAACTGTGGTCCAACGATATATTCTGGTACATCATCAATGTTATTTGGTAGATCATCAAGACCTAACTTGCCAGTGATGCGGTATTCGCCAGTCTCAGGGTCAATAGCACGTACCTTAGATAGCAGGTCTTGGTTAAGGTTGCCATCTTTCTTAACAAATAGTTGTTTTGCTGAGTCATAAATACGCTTTGCGTGCTCTTCATTGCTGATGCCACGCTCTCCCATACGGAATGATGCAACTTGCTTAGCATTTGCTGGGTCATTGAGCCAGTCAGCAATCTTACCGATTGCAACTGCTCCGCCTTCTTCAGTATCTGCTAGGTTTGTTACAGCAATACGACCTAGTTTGTCGTTTGAGTAGTAGCCAATACGCATAATCCAAGCAACCTGAGTTGCTTCGTTAGCAAGTGGTGCCATAGTTGTATAGGCTTTAGCGCCTTTAGCACGTGTAACTTTAGCGTTTGATAGGTCATACCCAAGTTCTGCTGTGCGAACATTGTTCTTACGTGCGAAATTAAGGGTGCGAGTAAAGGCATCTATACCAGTAAAGGTATTCTTGCTACCTTCAACAACATCCATAAGAGCGTTGTCTAGGTCACCATAGAGAATCTGCTCTTGCAGGTACTTACGGTCATCAGCTGTGAACTTACCTAGACCTGTACGCTCATAGAAGCGATTGAGCTTGCCTTCGTTAAGAGCCTGTGCAGTAATCTGACGGATCTTAACTACATCGCCATCTGCCTCTTGAATAGCCTGTGTATAGTGCTTTGCTTCTTTACGATTAACAAAGCGGATAACTCCACCTAGTGGGTTTTCTGCAGCTTTACCTAGTGTGGTCAGACCTTCTTCAACTTGGCGTGCGGTACGCAAACGAGTATCAAGGAAACGTGCCTTAGCAAGACCGTATGGTGATTCACCAATTGCAAGGTGGACCATTAAATCTTCTGTTGCGTTACGAATAGCATAACGTGGACCGGCAAGAGTCAAGAATGACCAAGCTGTAGTCATCTTCTCAACCCAGTCAGAATGTGAAAGACCAACAACTTGTTGAATAAGTCCAGAACGTGCTGCTGCACGGTCAATATCACGAATACTTAGGACAGATACTGAGTCATCTAGGTCAGACAAGATAAGACCAACCTGTTCACCATCTGGTAGAGCAGCTGGGTTGTATCCAGTACGTGGATCTGTAACAGCAAACTCACGCTTAGGCGTGCTGTTTAACTGGTCAGCAATTACTTTACCTTCTTTGGTTACGTTCAACCCGCGAATGTCAGCGATAGTTGATTGTAGACCGTAAAAGATTTCCTTCTTGCGTCCTACTTCAGCACTGTCAAATGCCTGAGCAATAAGACGTGATTCATTCTTTGGAAGCACTAAACGTGCGTACTGGTAAACCTTCTTAGCACCGTCTGCAGATGTAACGTCGAAGCGTCCTCCATCAAAGAAAGGTATTGCTTCAAACTTAGCCTTGAAGCGGTCAATGCGGTACTGAACCTGCGCCATAGAAAAACGTGCTGATAGTTTTGCATCAGCATTAGCCTTGACGGTATTAACAATTTGCTCTTTACCGTCAATGATTGCTTTAGCAATGCCATCATCTGTTGATGCTCCACCAAAGTAAAGGTCATCTATAAACTTAGGACCAATACGATCAAGGTTAAATACCTTGTTGGCTGTAGTGACAGTTGTGATACGAGCCTTGCGTAGTGGATCTAGGCGTGGAATCATCACACGCTTGCGACCAATCTGGCCCTTCATCATCTCTTCTACTTGAAGAGCGTTTGAGAAAAATGCTTTAGCAGTATCTGCATTTGTAATTGGAATTTCTGGAGTAATAAAAGATTTGATGACTGGGTCACCAAACTCTGGTGCAAGAGTTGAAAGGCGTTGCTTGATAGCAACTGCTTCTTTTGTAGCACCTGAATCAATTGCCTTCTTAAAGGCACCTAGTTCTGCGCCATAGGTATTCCAGAAGTTCTGCACTTGTGGACGAGCAAACAACTCGTCAACCTTGCCAGGTCCCTTTTCCAAAGAACCAACAACAACAGATAGTGAATAACGCGATACATCTACTAGACGCTTTGCTTTACCTGCAAGAATCAGTGGATCTGCAAAGACGCGGTATGCAGCATCGAATGCTCCAGATACTGCACGATAGAAAAGACCTGAACCTTCAATCTGCTCTGGTGTAATCAGGTTTGCAATCTGACGACCAGGTGAGTACTTAGATGCCTGAACTGCATCTAGTGCATCTTGGAATAAATCATCTTTGTTCTGTGCAGCCATTGCTGCGATTGCACGCTGTGCCTCTGTGCCAGATGAAGCGATATCGCTTAACTTCTCGCCAGCTGCAACACGCATTGCTACTTGAATGCGATCATTACCAAATCGTGATGTTGCCTTCTCAATACGACCTGGGTTAAATACCTTGTCGCCTTTATCGTTGGCTCTAGTCCAAGCGTCAGCAATGTTCTTGCCTTCTAAAGCTGCAATAGCACCAGTACGGTAGACACGTGTAGAAAAGTCTGAAACTTCGGTAAGGCCCTGCAATAGAGCGCCACCTGTGTAGTGCCAAGCAGTGCCTAGCCAACCACGGTTAGCTTTAACTGCTGGGTTTTCTTCTCCTGCTACACGCTTAAGAGCTGCCTGTTGTTCAGGTGTCTTAGATGCGTATGCCTGTTGAGCGACATTTTGTGGCAGGTTAGAAAGTTCACGGTGTACAGATAGAGTCTTACTGAAAGCCTCCATCGCTTTCTTCTCTTCAGGTGTTAAACCTGCAGCAGAAGCGGCAGCGTTAAAGTCAGCCAATTAGTCACCTCGCGCAACAGCCTGCTGATACAAGATGGCAATAGAACCATCTGTGTCAAAGGGCAACATCTTGGCTAGTGTGTCAGATGTCTTTGCAACTGACTTCTGCATCATTAGTGCATTAGAACCTGGACCTGGGCCGATATCAATACCTGCTGTAATTGGTTCGTTTGGTCGAGCAGTTGGTGCAAATAATTCTGTTACTGGAGTTTGTGTTAATTGCTCACGGAATTTAGAAGGTGCTTCGCCACGTACATCAGGTGTGTTAGCAAGCGGAGCACCAGACTTAATAGCCTGTGTCTCAACGCCTTCGCCGTAACCTGTAGAACCCAATGAGAGTTTATCGCTGCGTACAGCGTACTTTCCTGGACCTGACGCACCTGCAAGTGGGTTCATTGGTGCAGTTGTCATTTGTCCTCCTCTAACGTTTCTAAATCTTGTGCCATATCTTCCCAAGCCTTATTGACTTTGGTTTTGTGATTGGCGTGATAAATTGAAAGTTCATAAACTTCCGACATAAATGTTTCTACTACTTGTGTTAGGTTGTAGAAAAACCCAATGATTATTACTAAAAAGTCTGTCCGGCGTACAGGGCGAGGAATCCTATCGTTATCGTTCAACACCCTGTACACCTTTCAGTAATTAAGCCTTCTTGCCTTTACGAGCTGTTCCGGCATAACCGAAGTCAACTTTACCGCCTTTAACTGATCCTGCCTTTGTATCAACCTTAATTGGTTGTACTGGAGCTGGAGCGTGTGATCCCTTGTTCATATTTACACCTCCTTCGGTTACGCTGCACCGCCGGTTAGACCGGCGAGTAGTTGTGCTATATCGGGTTTTTGACCAGCAGCAGGGGCCTGACCAGCTTGTTCTTGTGGAGGTTGCTGCGAGGCAGGAGCGGGGGCCGCACCTGCTGCTGGAAGTTCGGGTCCACCTGCCATAGCCATCTCTGGCGCAGGTGGTGGTGGTTCTGGTGCAAATGCTTTTTCTACGATTGACTCTAACGACAATCCCTTTTGACGACCCTTAATAACTTCTGCAATGCGGGTAACAATGAGAGATGGGTCTTGTCCTTGCGCTGCAAGCGCCGGGATAGCTTGTGCGTACTGTGCCACTGAGACACGAAGAGCATCACGCATTTCTTCAATATCAACACGTTGCTCCTCTTGCGTTACATTCAAGTCCATTGGAATCTCACGACGTACATAGTCGCGTGAAACCAACTTGTCTGAACGCATCTGTAGCAATGCAATGATTGCACGTGATGGGTCCATACCAGACATAATGCCGTAACGAACATCTACGCCGTACTCGCCCTTAATGTCACGACCAGGTGTGTACTTGAGTACATAAGGTGTTCCATCTTCTGAACCCTTGATTGTCTTCTGTACATTAGTAAACAGTTTCTCGTCTACTTCAAAACAGAGCCCAATAAGATCAGCGAACATTCGAGCAAACTGTGATTGTGCTGATTTGATTTGAGTATCAAAACCAGCTTGCAGTTCCTGTACGCCACGACCAGTAATAACACTTGCACTGGTATTTCCGGATCGGGTTTCAGGGTAACGAGCGCCAAGCCGTAGTTCACGTTCTAGCACTCCTGACTCTGTAAAGACTCCCGGTGGTAGATCTAAACCTACACGACGGATGTTCTGTGGCTGAGAAGAACGCATAATTGAATCTGGACCAAGAGCAAGTTCTTGCACATCTTGTGGGATAGCAATAGGTGCTTGGATAGATTTTTCTGCAGCCTGAATCTGAAGGATTGCAAAACGAGCACGAGCGAGTTGGACTGCCAAGACATCGTCATACTGACCACGTGCTTCGCCGTCAAGAGAAGGTCGCTGTGCTACACGTACGAGACACTTACCGATTGGGTTTGGTGTACGTACTAAAGTTAAGTTCTGACGCTCTGGCAAGAAGATAAGGTCTTGCTCAGCGTCGTGGTATCGCACCATCGTAATAGATGGGCTACCCATTTGGTAGTTGTTCTTCTTCAAGATTGCATCAGCAAACTCTGGATACTTAGAGACTAATGTCTCTGCATCAGTGTTAAGAACCTGAGTCATAGAAACTACGCGACCAAAGCGGTCTACCTCTGGGTAGCAACCCCAAGGGTTAAGCAGGCGCATACGTGGGTTGTTGGTGTCGTAATCCATCTCCACCATACCTACCATCATTCCGTAGGTGTTGTACCAGTCTGCACCTGAGTACATCTGTAGTTGCATTTCAGCAACTGAGACGTAAAAGTTTGCAATGCGTGTACGCATATCTGCCATCTTACGAGCAGAGTCTGAAACCATATTTGTAGCTTGGCAGTTAAAGGATGGCAGTGGTGCCATTGCCTCTGCCAAGTCACGGGCTGCAACGTCAATGAAGTTTGCAACTAAAGGCTTTGGGTAATCTTCGGAGAACATCGAAGGATAGACCTTAGATAGATCTCCTTGACGCACCGAAAGAACATCACGCATACGCTGATCGCGTGCAGCGTATTTGGTCTGCAGCCGACCTAGCTTATCGTTTACTTCTTTTGGTGTTAACAATTGTTTTCCTTACTTCTTCTTGGCCTTTAGGCGAGACTCAATCATTTTGGCTCGCATAGCTGTCTTTGACGCATCTACTGCTTGGCTTGCTCGGATACGTTGTACATCTCCTGAGCGGCCTTGCTTAACAGCAGTCTTTGCTGCTTTCTCTAAACCTTTTTCATAGGTATACTTAATACCTGATTGTGTCTTGCTTGGCATAGATTGCTCTGTAGCACCAGTGTTTCTTTTGGTTGCTTTAGCTTTATCAGCTGCACTTACAATTAACTTAGATGCTTTAGTAAGAGCACCCTTAGAGACAACTTCCATCTCTTTTGTCTTTTTAAGATTTGATGGCTTTGCTTTAGCGCTAGCAATCTTTTGTTTAATAGTCTTAGCCATAGATCTTGCCGTGCTTCTTCTCAAGAATCTTCTTCATAGCTGCATCCTGTGGAGTCATCTTTTCTGGCTTCTTAGTTACCTTTGGCTTTGGCTTAGGTGTAACCTTTGGTGTTACTTTCTTTGCTGCTGGCATTTTATTCTCCTTAGATGAACTGCTTGTTTTGGTCTGCTAGCAGTTGATCTATGTTGACCACTACTCGCTTGCGCTTTTCAGCGCTAGTTAAAAACGGATTCTTTAGATGGTGTGAGTTGTACTGACCGTAGTTGAGCATCTCACGTGCTCGGATCTCGCAGAACCACAACGCCATTACTAAGTCTGTCTTACCCTTAGTAGTAGGTGTCCAAGTAATCAACTGTTCGATGAGCGCCTTAACGTTCTCAGTTTGATCGCTAGGTAAGTGAATAAGGTTATCTCTGTGGTGTTTGCCGTCGTGCTGCTTGGTGCCGAACAAAGTTGACATTGATGCAACGCCGAAGCCTGCATCCCACTTGTTGTTTCCAGTATGGTGTTCCCGCAGTAGCACTCCCCGTGAGGCCAAGTGCTGGCGGATTCCCTCATCTTGCGTAAGGAATGATTGGAACGCATTACGTTCGACGATCCATTCAGAGGGTCCATAGAGTGAAGTCCAATTAAAGATGAGGTCACGAATATCGGCTGGGGATGGCCTGGTGATTTTGATAGCGTCCACGATGTAGCGTTTGTTGGTGTTGCGATCTACTGCATAACAGATAGCTGCGGTATCACCAATCATTGCAGGATCTAGTCCACAGATAATTGAGTAGCCACCTAGATCTCTAGGATGGCCAGGGTTACCTGCAACTAACGGACCTGCTTTACGCATACCGTCAATAGAGCCACGTACACATACCGGGTCAAAGGCTGAGTTCTCAGATACATCTTGCTGCTGGTAGACCAGCGCCCAAGTTTGTGTATCCATAGCTTGGCGTTCGTTGTAAAGGTTACGACCTGACCAGCGTGGGTACAGACCGTTCTCATCTTTGTCAGCTTCTTCTTGTCCATCAAATGGAGCATCTGACTTAGGCCACAAGGTGACCCAGTTGTCAGGGTCTTCATCTGCTTCCAAAAGGGCTGGCATAGCAAGATATGTCCACGGGACAAGACCACCGGGGTAGCGGTCTTCTTGGCGAAGCTCGCGGTACAAGTCAACGCTTGCTACGCGAGTTCCAATAATAATAAGTTTACCTGTTGGGTTCAGACGGGAACGTACGTCCTGGGTTAACCACTTGATCTGACGCTCGAAGTCATTGGCGTTAGATAGAGTCACCGCGTCATCCACAATAATCATATCTGCACGCTTACCGTAGATCTGACCACCGATACCTACGGCTTCGATGTTTGGGTCCTTTTCGCTGGACTCACGTAGCTCATCACCAAAGGTGACGCGGGTTGCTTGCCAAGAAGCGGTCTTAGAGTTAAACCCTACGCCAGCTGCGTACGCACTTTGTAGTTCTTCATAAACTGGGTGTGTAAGGCGTTGCTTGATGGCGTAGAGAAAGTCGGCTGCCAGACGCTGGGTCTGGGATACGATCAGGACACGGAAGTTGGGGTTGCGTGCAACCATCCAGGTTACGTAGTCCACAGTGATTGTGATGGACTTGGCGTGGTTTGGCGGGATGTTGACAAGGATACGGTTATTAGCCAGACCCTTTTCAAACTTCATAGAGGGATGTAGCCAGCCGGGTTCGCGGCCTTCGATTACATCTACGATGTTGCGTTGGTGTGGGAAAGTCTCTGAATGCAGGAAGCGCTTGCGGAATTCGACGAAGTCAATGTCGTGGACATCTCCACCTGCAAACTGCTTGTCCTTCAAACCAAGTCTGGTTCGGTCTACCTTGTCTGCAAAGATCTTATCTGTGCGACGGTAGTACTCATAAGTCTTGATGGATTTGCCAGCAGAAGCTGTTGCTGCCTCTATGGTCATACCCTCTGCTACACAGCCAAGGATAATACGCTTGGCAATATCTGCTGAGTTATCAGCCATCGTACTCCTTCTATAGTGGGCCACCCAAGATTCGAACTTGGAACCTTCTGCTTCGTAAACAGATGCTCTATCCGTTGAGCCAGTAACCCTTAAAAAAATTTTTTGAAATCGGCCGAGATCGATTTAATTAGCTGCGTTGGAATATTCGATTAGCTGTCAAGTTAATAGAACTATCCCCACTAAAAGCACCGCTAGTGTCGGGCTTAGCGCCCGAAGGAGCCACAGCGAACTGAGGGGTAAGTCAGTACTCGGCCTAGGGGCCTCGTAAGAGGCGGCCACGGGTCGCAAAGCATACTATCCCCGCTTTGCTCCCCTACTGTATATAAGGCAGGAAATTTAGACCATTTCCCGTTTTTGTAATGTGACGTTAGTCACACACGGTATAACCGCAGGTCAGAGCTATATTGGATCTCACTTTAGTCGAAATATTTGTTTGGGGAGTATACGGACCCCGCACGCCAGAATTCACTACCCCGGGTCGGGTTTTCTGGGGCTAACCGTGAGCCGTACGGTGAGAGTTAGACACCGGAGCGGGTTATGTCTAAGTAATCTTGTAAGGGCTTAC